TAGAGTCTCTCTCACAGATCGTCGCAACTGGCATATCTGTCCAGACTAAGCTGCCTTAAATACCTATAAACCACACAGACAAAGGCCGAAAGTTCGGCCCCACCCGCCAGCGTCCGTAAAAACGAACCCTAACTGTTGACCAAACCGTCCGTAAATGCGAACATCCGTTCTATTGAAACCTCTGGAGGTTGTAAAGATGGACGAAGCATATGAAGAGTATTTCAACAATCTCAAAGAAGGCGAAGAAGCACTCAGCTTTACTGAATTCGTGGCCTGTCTCTCGTGAAACATTCAAGCGTGGGGAAATGGCGGTGGATAAGAAAGCAGAAGCAATTTTAGAAAATGTAGCACGCCTTGAACTGGCAGCCAGAAAGGGCTTGCAGCTGAATGAAGAGGTCAAGCCTCACTTAACGCAAGGCCATATGATCTCTGTTGAGCACTGCAACGCAACAATCCAGAACTGTGATTTGTTTCGTAAATGGATTAGCGAGTTTTTTGGAGCATGAGGATAGATTGTTGTTCAGTCATGCCATAACCCTGAACAAAAACTTCAATTTCTTCTTCCTTACTCTCGTTCATGAAGGTTTCACCACCGAGATTATGGAGTTCACCGGTTATGGCATGCCCCTTCTCGACGTCATAGCCACCGAGAAGCTCTGCGACCGTGAATTCCCCAATTTGGTCACGGATAACGATGTAACCATTGCGGCGCTCATGATGTACGACGACTCCGCGCATAAATATCCCTTTCTGGATGTGTGAGAGCAGCCAGAATACCACCTCGCCTGATGTGGTTAAAAGCAGGCTTATTTTCAAATGTGGAGAAACGGCAGTGGGCTATTGCAGTAGCCCACCAGCCATAATCGAGGAAATGATTATGATCCAGGACATCGACGACCTGATTACTGAAATTTTCGACGAATACCCCCAACCACGCCTCATCTGTAACACCCCTGGCGATTACACACCGAGGCTGGTTTCGCAACTCAACCTAAGACGCACCACGCGCACCAACCCTACCCCTACCCGCTCCCCTGCAGGTTCCAGTCTTGCTCAGCAGGAGACGCAGCTATGAAAAAAATCGCCCAATATCGCCGCAGCAACGGCCCGAACGCCGGTTTCAGCGAGAAACTCGCCTGGCAGCTATCAAAAGGCCCGGCGACAGGCCGAGAGCTGGCGGAACGGTTTGGCATGAGCCTGCGTGAGTTCAATCGCCTAATCATTAATACGATGCGGCATGGCGGCGAAACGCTGCAGGTTGAGGCCACCAATCCTGTCTGTCTCGGTGGCAACTCTATCGACCGCACCTACACGCTCATCAGGCGTCCACGCCGCGTAGCTCGGCAGGCACTGCCGCCAATGGTCATCAACGAGAGCAATGATCGGTCAGAAGAGGCTATCCAGCGCCACCGAGCTGCAGCTAAACGACGCGCCCGACTGATTGCCAGTGGGATTTACATGGAAAGTATGGGTTAAGGGGATCGAGATGAACGTAACTCAAGTTGGAGAAATTCATAACTGCGACTGTGGTTTCTCATGGCGCACCGGGAAAAGTGGTACGCATGAATGCGGCTATGGACTAAGAAAGCAGCTGGCCGCCCTCAAAGCAGAGCGTGACTCCCTGGCGGTTGAGGGTGCGGCGCGGGGCGAAATCATCGAGCGCCTGATTGGTCAATACAGTGCAGCGGGTTATCACGCCGTACAGAATTCACTTAATCCAGCACAGTCATTGCTATACGACGCAATGCAGGTGCTGAAACAGTCAGCCACCGACATCTACCTCAACTCTGTGCGTGCTGAGGGTGTGGAGATGTTTGCGAAAGAATTGGGTAGTCCATATGGCGATGATGAGGGTCGAGACTACGAAACCGGCTTTAACAGAGCTATTGAGGTTTCAAAAAGCAAAGCAGCCAAATTTGTTACCCAGCTCCGCGCCGGTAAGGATGGTGAGTGATGGAACAGCCGATCCTCGATATGTGCTGTGGCTCTCGGATGTTCTGGCTCGACAAGAAAGACAGCCGCGCGATATTCGCAGACATCCGCAAAGAGTCACACGTGCTGTGTGATAACCGAGCTTTGCATATTAACCCGGATATCATCGCAGACTTCCGTTCTTTACCCTTTGCTGACTGCAGCTTCGCACAGGTGGTGTTTGATCCACCCCACCTGGACCGCGCTGGAGAGAACGGCTGGATGCGGAAAAAGTACGGTGCGCTGGATAAGCAGAGCTGGCGTGATGATATCCGAGCTGGTTTCAATGAGGCGTTTCGGGTTTTGCGGCCACACGGCACTCTGATTTTTAAATGGAATGAGACTCAAATACCGGTGAGCCAGGTGATCGCCCTTACCGAACAGAAGCCAACCATCTGGCAACGCACTGGCAAGGGAGATAAAACGCACTGGATTATCTTTTTGAAGGAGGCGAGTGATGGCGCTGACTCACGGAGAACTTAATTCGATAGCGGCAAAATGGCTGAAACGCCCACTGAGCAATAACGGACCAGGCTGCCAGGTTGCACTGACTGAGGTTGGTGGGCTATTCGGAGGCGAACGCGCAGATGCTTTCGGCTACCGCTGGGGATATGACGGCGGCTCAGTTGTTGTTGAGAGCAAAGTAAGCCGCTCTGACTTCCTTGCTGACCGTGCCAAACCTCACAGAAACGGCACCAGCCCTAGCATGGGAACCTACCGCTATTACATTTGCCCGGAAGGGCTGATTGATATCCCTGACCTGCCCCACGGATGGGGGCTTTTGTGGGTAAATCAGCGCGGTCACGTCAAACTGAAGGCAGGACATGTCTGTTGTCACAAGGTCGGCGGTTATGGTCCAGCGCGTGATATGGCGCTGTTCTGGCAGCATCCGGCTGATTTACGCTTTGAGTTGGACATGATGGCTCACTCACTGGTCAGGTTTGGCGATCCTGAAGAGGCCAAGGAGATGGTGCGCAGTGCTAACCGGGAATACAGCCGGGTAGCTGCTGAAGTGAACAAGCTGAGGGAAGATATCAAACAGTACCGGACGGATGCTTATCGCCTAAAACTGTATGAATCTCAATATGGGGGCTTGTCCAATGCCTAAATCCCCCGCCGAACGCAAAGCAGCACAGCGTGCTCGCCAGGCCGCTGCCGGTGGTAAAAAGCTGGAGCTGGCGCTGGATAGTCAGGAACTGGAGATGCTAGCGCAGAACTTCGCCGCACGCCGCCCTGGTCGTGAACCGTATGAGCTGAACGAGTATATCGCGCTGTTAATCCGGAAAGACTCCGCTGAGCTGGCGCAGCAACTTGAGGCAATGGCCCACCAGCAGTGCGGGAAATGCAAAGAGCAGTTGCCGGTGCAGTCATGCCCTTGCAAGGGTGAAGCCGCATGCTGGACCACCAGCGGATGGCAGAAACTGAAATTAAATATTGATACGCCGTGCTATGTCACGGCTCAGCAGACCTGTTGCAGCGGGGATGTGTGGAGAGAACGAGATGTCTGATATTGATAACGTGATAATTTCTGATGCCGATATCGAAAAAATAACCGGCTATAAAATCCCCTCAAAACAATGCCAGTGCCTGAAACAGGCGGGTATATTTTTCGTGGTTCGCCGTGATGGTCGTCCGAGAACAACATGGCAGCATTTCAATGATCCAATATCGTCACGGAAAGCCCCTGAAGCCAGCTTTCCTGAACCCAACTTTAGAGCACTGGATTAATGGCGCGCGTTCGCAAAAACGCTGCAGATGCCTGGATGCCGCCACGTGTTTATCGCGGGAGATCAGCCTATGAGTTCCATCCAAAAAACGGCGGCGCTATCCGCCTATGCGCGCTGGATGCAGCTCAGTCCTCAGTATGGGCTGCATATGAGGCGTTGATAAATGAGATACCTGATGACAGGCTGCTGGCGTCACTGGCTGACCGCTTTTTCAAATCGGCTGATTTTTTCGAACTGGCACGTGAAACACAACGGGACTACCTGAAATATTCAAAAAATGTTTTAGCTGTTTTTGGTGCCATGCCCTCTGATGCAATCCGGCCTGAGCACGTCAGAAAGTACATGGACAAACGCGGATTAAAAAGCCGGGTGCAGGCCAACAGGGAAAAAGCGTTTATGTCCCGCATGTACCGCTGGGGCTATGAGCGTGGCATGGTTAAGGGTAACCCAACGAAAGGAGTTAAGAAGTTCAAGGAGGTGTCCAGGGATCGGTATGTGACCGATGCGGAGTACCAAGCTCTCTATTCATGCGCGCCTGATGTGGTGAAGATCGCTATGGAATTAGCCTACCTCACCTGCTCGCGTCAGGGTGATATTCTCGCAATGAAAAAGAGCCAGATCATGGATGAGGGCATATTGATCAAACAGAGTAAAACCGGTGTTGCTCAGATCAAGGCGTGGTCGCCACGGTTTGCAGCAGCAATCAAAATGGCAGCGGAGTTGCCGCTCAAACCAGGGATGAGCAGTATTTTCATCATCCACCAGCCTAATGGTTCTGGCTACACCCGAGACGGGTTTAATAGCCGCTGGAGTGCTGCACGTGAAGCGGCAAAGATCAAATTTCCAGAACTACTGTTTGATTTCACTTTTCACGATTTGAAGGCAAAGGGTGTGTCTGATCTGGAGGGGGACTTGTACGAGAAGAGAGCCATTACGGGGCATAAAAATGTGGAGCAGACTGCAGCTTATGATAGAAAAATTACTGTAGTGCCAGTAGTTGGAGGACAGACAACGAGCAGATAAGAGAGGTCAATCCTCATCATCACTTGTTGGTGTAGCAGGAATAACAATTGGTTGAGGTTGTTTTAACGAATTATTAACCTGGTCGAACAACTCAAAATCGAACCATGAAACATGCGATATCTCATCGGCAGAAAATATTATGTCCATTTTACTGTTTAACCTAACAGGTTTTACGGAGTTAGATGTAGCAGCAGATACAGTCATAACATAGCCAGGGTAAGCATTTGTGAATTCGATAGTTAAATCGTTTTTGTTTCTGTAGCCTGACATGATGGGGAAAATCGATAATGCGCTATTGGCACCCTCATCTTCTGTAGGCTCAAGTATGCCGTTAACAATTCCAACATAGACTTTTCTTGATTGAAGCGTAATCAATATAGGTTCTTTTTTTTGAGCTTCTATGCAGTCGATAAGCATCATATCTAGACTTCCTGTAGAAAGTGTTTTCCTTAACACCCGTAGTCTTGACGCATGATTGATGCTTTCGTGAGTATCTTTTTTATAAAATATCCCCATAAAAAAGTCTTTGATTTTTACCAAGCTAACCCAGACTATCGAAGAAAGCACACTACATAATGATATTATGACAAGCCAAACTTCTGCTTTGTTAGCGTCGACAATTTTTTTTATTCTTAATGACGTAGACACCTGTTCAATAAGGTGAAATTCTGGAAAGAAAAACTTTAGCAAAGCTGCGATGGTCATAACTACTATGACATTAAACGATCCAAAAGCTGCAACTTTAAGATAAAGAAGCTGACCATCGTATTTATGAAGTTGGTAAAAGTGATAAAGGTTAGCGACAACTAAAATGTAACCGCTAACCAGTATAGGAATGAGAAGAAGTGCGAACAACTAGGCCTTCCTTGGTTGAGGCGTCCCGACCATAGCTTCCTCACGGTTTTGTTGCCGTATAGAAGCAGTTCTGTTCACGATAGCAAGAGCCTTACGCTGCATCTCCTGAACTTCAGGAAGTGTTGCGATTTCTTCTGAAGGTATGAAGACCTCACCGCGACCGCCAACTCGAACCCTAGCTCTAGCCAAAACGGGATTGCCGTGCTTTGCAAAAGCTTTTCTAATCCTATTAGCGAATGACATAGTACTCTCCTTACAGCTTCAAAGCTGTCATGCGTAAGAATATCCATACGATAAAATTTTGCAACTTTTTATCGGATCTTATCCTTTGAGTAAGTATGGAGTTAAAGCTACAAGATTCAACATTTCTTCGCGAACGTATCAATAAATTTTGAAACTTCGATACCTACTTGTGTTCAGACAACCTTGCTCCCATAACGTTTGCCTTAAAGATAGTTTTTAGTTCGCCAACATTTAGTCCAGTAAATGAAATTGTAGCTTTATCAGGCACAACTAAGCATTGGATATTAGGAAGAGGTATTAGGAAGCGTAATTCAGGCACAAAAAAACCGCCTCTGAGGGGCGGTCATACGACACTGCTTATCATTGATTTTATTGGTAATTCGATATGGTGCCCGGGGCGGGACTTGAACCCGCACAGCCTTACAGCCGAGGGATTTTAAATCCCTTGTGTCTACC